CAAATTCAGTGAAGGAGAGAAAGCCCGGGTCAACCTCGCCAATATACTGGCAATGAACAAGCTCGTTAACTCCAGTGCAGAAGACGGCAAAGGCATGGACCTTCTTATACTTGATGAAATACTGGCTGCTGTCGATGAAAACGGACTAGCCTGTATTTTCCTCGCACTAAACCGGGTAGCGATAACATCACTGGTCATCAGCCACGGAAATATTGCAGAGAATTACCCTCACACATTAATAATCAACAAACACAATGGACAATCATTCATACATGGAGACAACTAACAACAAACCAAGCAAAGAGCAAGTTCTGGCACTCGACATTGCGACACACACCGGATATTACAGTATCCACAGTAATGGGACATGGAATTTTACAGAATCTAAAAGGAGAAATGACAACAAACAACACAAAGATTTCAGAGACACATTGATAGCTTACATCCAACAATATAGTATAAAGCAGATCGTAGCGGAAGATGTCAATGTAAACAACCATTTTTGCGATATGCGAAAGCTATCCGAGTTCCGTGGAATTCTGTGTGAAGTCTGTGACGAACTTGATTTGCCGGAACCCATATTCGTGAATGTTGCTACGCTCAAAAAATGGGCAACAGGTAACGGACGTGCAGACAAGGCGCAAATGATGTGCGCATGCGCCAGCCGTTTCCATTTCGAGCCGTCAGATAACAATGTAGCTGATGCCTGTCTGATATATTACTATTATTTACGAAAATACCATATAGACTAATTATGAATAAGAATACAAGAGTCTTCCCTTCTTCCAATGAATTGACCATAACAGATTATTCAATAACTGTAAACTCCGGTCAATCATGGATAAATCCTCAGAAATCAGTAACTATTTGACCGACGAGGCATCCATAGAAAAACGGACAGCCTTATTCAATAAATATGTTTATCCCTACAGAAACCTGATTTATCATATATGCATTAAAAATACAGGAAATCAAGATAATATACGGGATAACTACAATGAAGTCCTGATCAACTTCTATAAATACGTCAGTTCCTACAACCCCCAGCTTTCTATCAAAACCTGGATATATGCAGTAGCCACCCGTTGTTTATTCTGCATAGAGAACAAACGTAACCGTTTCCAACGGACTGGCGATGTGGGAGCTATCGATCTGGACCAGATAGCTGACAGCGTACTGGATGAAGATGACCAGACAGCCAACCATATCAGTTTAGACAATTACCGGGAACTGTTTTCAGACGATGTGCTTTCGACATTGGAATCATTGAAACCAACATACCGTGAAGCATTGATACTACAACTGGCCGGATATAAACTGGAAGAAATAACTAAGATTCTTCACGAGAAGGGAAGCTTGAAAAGTGCTAATGTAGAGACAACTAAAAGTAGGATTTTCCTTGCGAAAAAACAGTTGAGGGAATTACTCACAAGAGATGGAAAACGGAAATAAAGCCTTTATTACTGCATTCTCTTTTTTGATACAGAACTCTATCATGCCAGCATTCGCATTTCCCAAAGGGGGTATTGCAACCCGGGCTGTTAGTTCTTGCATGGAAACATTGGGAGAAATGTATAGCGGAGGGATCAGCGAAGAAAGGATTGTTGATTATTGTACTTGCCAAGCCTATGCAATTAGCAGGTTTGACAATTCATATCTAAGAAACAGATGGAAAGTCCCCCACTCTTTTGGGAAAAAAGCTGTGGAACGTTTTCTGGCTAACAGAAGAAGTAACCGGTATTATGAGGATAAATGGCTTAATGCTACCGGAACGTCCCGGAAAGAACTGCTTGAACTTATAAAAGACAGAAAGCAACATCCGCTTTTCAGGTATGTGAATCCGGAGTATGAGGAAACGACCAAGAGGCGTGCTCTTTCCACTACAATAGGGTACTATATATGTGCTTCATCCACTTTACTATGGAACCCTTTCTCACCTTCCTGTCAGAGATGTACAAAAAAGGAGGTGTGCTTGGAGCGTACCCGGCTCAATTACCCGGAACTATATCGACTGAGAATAGAAGAATTTAACAAGAAAAAATGAAAACAGAAAGAATAAATCCTTTGAGTGTTGATTTTTTGTACGAACTCTTTGCAACCTCCATGCGTTACGAAGCAGTTTGTAATGTACTTGTCCAGCATGTAAAATCTGAATACATGCCGGACAAGAGCTTTCAGAAACTACTTCTAGGGATAGGTAACTACTACAGAAATTACCAGTCTCCACCTTCATACGCTGTTCTGTCACAACAGTTCAATGGAGATTATGACGCTATCGAACTTATCGATACATTTCGAGAATGTGATGGTGAGAAAAACCAGGAAGTGGTTCTGGATATGTTAGAATCTTACATAAAGGGAGTCAGATTACAGGCTGTTTATTCAGAAGTAGGCAAACTATACAATCAGAGCAAACAGGGAAAAGCAGAGGAAAAACTTAGAGAATATGCTGACTGGCTATCCGGATTTACACTAAAGTCTTCTGCATTTGTAGACGTAGGAAAAACATTCGGCGAACGGTTCCAAAAGAACAAGCAAAAAGATTTGGAAAGCCAACACTCTACACTGGTTCCGGTTACCCGTTTTTATGTTCACGAGTTGGACGCTCTGAATGGAGGGCGTAGTTTGCGTGGACAGCTGACTTGTTTTCTCGCATCGACAGGTGTGGGAAAATCCCATATAGCCAAGCACGTGGGTATCCGTGCATGCATTGATAGCGGACTTCACGTATTACATCTTCAGTTAGAAGGCTCTGAAGCGGAGGCTTTGGATGCCTATAGCGGAGGATTGATTTCCAAAAACAGCTTTTACTTTGAACGTGGACGGATTACAGATGAGGAAATGGCAGAGTTCCAACGCCAGATAGAAAACTATAAAGGAAGTATTACCGTACGAACTTTTCCCAGGTTTAACAGCCGCGTATCTACTTTAGACGTCAAGAATGCAATAGCCGAATATAGAAAGCTGAACAACCAACCACCCGATATCGTGATAGTGGACAGTATGGACCTGCTGACTGACGCAAGCCGTCGTCAATGGGACGCCGAACACGAACGGAGCAAAAGGATCGCAGTTGCGAATGACCTGAAAGATCTTGCAGCAGATGAAAATGTCTGGATGGTAGTCACTTACCAGGCTACTATAGAAAACCGTGAATGGCTCAATGATGAGAATAATGTATTAACTGAATATAATTGCTCGGAAGCCAAGGGACTATCAAGACCGTGTACCCACCTGATAAGTTTGAACCAGTCTGCAGCAGAAAGAAAGGAGGACACCATGAGGCTGCATATAGCCAAATCGCGATTCTTTAAAAAAGGTGAGACGCTAAAGATAGCAACTGATTATGATAACGAGATTTTTTATGACGCACGCAGGACAATGAATTTAAAGCGGTAATGGCAGATGGCGTTGTCAAAAGAAGAAAAGGACTTCCTAATCCGAGAGATCAGCCGGGAACTGGATGCCAAGCCGGACGGTGCCGGAAAAAATCTGATATCCAAATGTCCTTTTTGTGGTAAAGAGAAGAAATTCGGTGTGTACATCGGCAAGGAGACATCGCGTAAGAAGCCTTTTATGGCACATTGTTTCTCATGTATGCACTCTACATACACGCTGGAACAATTGCTGGAAAGTATAGAAAGACCCGACCTGGCTGTAACACCAACAGTCGATCTGGACGCCAAACTGGACGATACATTATTGTTCCCACTGGGTGAAGAGGAAGAAGCGATTGACGACACGCTCGGTATCATTGAACTTCCGGATTTCTACCAAAGATGCTTTACCGATAATTATCTCCGGTCCCGCGGTTTCACATACGATGATTTTGATTATTTCCCTGCGGGGACAACCCGCAGGCTTAACTACAAATTTGACTCGTATGTGATTTTCCCGGTCATAGATGACGGGGATGTCGTTGGCTATGTGTCGCGCCATATATGGACCAAAGACGAGATAGACAGACATAATGCCGGGATAAGACGTAAAGGCGGATACCGGATAACCAGATTCCGTAATTCTACTGAAAATGATTTTGTCAAACTGCTTTATAATTACGACTCAGTCATAGAGGAAGAAACGGACACGGTTATTGTGGTGGAAGGGGTATTTGATGTTGTAGCATTGACACGTAAATTGAATTTATACGATAACAACCAAATCACTGTAGTGGCAACTTTTGGCAAGAAAATATCCAGAGCCCAGATTTATAAGCTGCAAAGCAAAGGGGTACGGACAATTGTACTAGGGTACGACGGTGATGCGGTAGAGGCTATCAAAAAGGCGGCAGACGAAATGAACCCGTATTTTGACATCTTTATCGCTGATATCGAAGACGCTTCGAAAGACTGGGAAGAACTGGACTTTAAAGAGATTTATAACATTTTCTCTGAAAGACTGAAAACTCCCATTGAGTATAAACTAACTAAATTACAGGAATCAAAATAATGGAAGAACTCAAAAAATGGCTGGAAGCCAATAAGATTGCTTATAGACAAATAGACAATGAAGTAGTCGAAGTGACAGGCTTCGGTAAGATGTATCTGGCCGATTTAACGGAAGCACGTTGCGTCTTCAGGGGACAAGAGAATAACCTTCAGTTTAACCTGATGGAAAGTCCCGAGGTGCTCATGCAGGAACAGATTTATTATATAGCTTTCCAGTTCGGCAGAAATTGGTATTGGTATGACCTGAGAGAGAAGTTTAAATTCAATATCCTGAAATATATTGGCAAACGCACTCCATGCAAAGTAAGTGTTCCCTTTGTCAATCTGGGAGTTCATACCCCGTACGAGCTGTTAAATGGTAGTGGTGAATTGTCTGACTGGGTAAAGAAAGCAAAGTATCTGGGACAGAATGCAATTGGAATCTGTGACCGGAATACAATGGCGGCTACCCTGAATTTGCAGAAAGAGTGTACCAAAGCAGGATTGAAATATGTTTTTGGTTACTCGTTCACTCTGGAGCACGAGGGTAATAAGGTGGATATGAAGATTTACTGCCAGTCACAAAAGGGCCTCCGGAATTTGTTACGCATCCAAAAAGAGATTATGGTGGACTCCCCTACTAATACGTTAACTCTGTCCGGGTTGCTTACCCATGCAGAAGGAAATGTATTGGTCTTTGGCAAGCTGGCTTCCTACTGGATGAAGAAAAATTCCCAGATACTCTATGCCATGAATATTGCATTTGATAATAAAATATACTATCAGGTAGATTTAAGCGAGTATAAGGCCGAGCGCATTGATGTGGAAGTACTGCGAGCAACACTGACTTTCTTCAACCATTTCTACGAAGATAAGACACAGACTTTCAGCGTGGAACCAGTACTCATCTGTGATAATTATTACCTGGATAAGGACGATGCGAAAAACAAGATCATACTGAATAAGATAGCTTCCGGTGCAGCCCATGAGCAAAGTGAAGATCAGTTTTTTAAAGACGTGGATGAGCATTACAGTGTGTGCTGCCAGCTATTTGACTCTGGAAAATGGGATATCGATGTCCTCTTTGAAAGGATGTGCAGCCATACAGTAGAGATTGCCACCCATGCAAAGGCTTACTATGAAACAGGTAAAATGTACATGCCGGAGTATGTAATGTTGCCAGATGAAAAAAAGAAATATGGCAACCGGCATCGTATGTTTACTCGCCTGCTGGAAGAAGGATTGACAGCAAAAATCCCTTCATACGGTCACGCCAAATATAGGGAACGCCTGAAGGAAGAGGTCTATATCATAGAATCGACAAACAATGTGGACTATTTTTTAATACAATGGGATATGGTGAAAAAAGCACGTGAATTAGGAATTGTGACAGGTATTGGCCGTGGTTCGGCTGGTGGTTCTCTGGTTTCATACCTGCTAGGCATTATCTCCATAGACCCGGTTAAGTATGATTTAATTTTCTCACGTTTTCTAGTGCCCGAGCGATGCGGTTTGAACTGGACGGAAGCGGTCAGCATCATTGGCGAAGACATTGAATTGCTTCCCGGAGAAAGATATGTCGGGGTTCAGATTGAAGGAAAAGATTACCGGTTTTATAAGGATGCCGAGTTTCAGATTATACGTAGTGGAAGACAAATGAAGGTATATGCTGACCAGCTTCGTGAAGGCGATGACATTCTTTTTGATAATCGTGACTTGCTATGGACTTTAAATGAAATCAATAAATGAAGGTATCAGGGATAAACCTAAAGGAAAGTCAGGGCGCTTTACCGGTAATAGACTGCTTTGTCGGTAAGGGACTTGTGGAGGGAGGGCATTCCGCCCTCCCGGATATCGACGTCGATTATGCGTCGGATAGAAGGCAGGAAATCAAAGAATACCTGGAACAGAGGTACAATGTAAACGGCAAACAACGTGTCTTTTCTGCCGGCACCTTTTCGAGCATGAAACTCAAGGCAGTCATTAAAGATGTGGCACGTGTTTATCGTGTTCCCTTGAATATTGTCAACTACATAACTGCTATTTTTAATGACGAACAAAATTGGACGGACTTATTCTTATTGGCGGCGATGAACAAGAAAGTGAATAAGTTTGTCCATGATTACCCTGAAGTTATCGAGGATATCCGGACAATTATGGGACAACCACGCTCCACTTCTATTCATGCCTCTGCCATTGTTGTAACACCAGAAACCAAGGACGGAGAACCGGCTGAATGTTTTGATTTTTTGCCAATTCGCAAGATGGATGAGCTATTGGTATCGGAATTTGATGGATATGCGGTGGATGAAATCGGGCTATTGAAGGAGGATGTTCTTGCCACTAAAGAGCTATCCAAACTAAGCGCGGTTATTAATATAGTCAACAGGGTATATGGGAAAAACTACAGTATTGAATCCATTACTCAGAACGAAATAGAGGATACCAGAACATATAAGCTATTGGCAGAAGGACACACTCAAAATGTCTTTCAGTTTGCTTCCAAGGG